AACGCAGTTGGTAGGTATGTCGACGAGCAAGTTTCTAAGAATCGAGCAGTTGGTGAGTTGAACCATCCTGAAGGTCCAACCGTCAACCTCGACAAAGTTTCTCATCTCATTACTGACCTCCGATGGGAAGGTAATGATGTTGTAGGAAAGGCACGCATTCTGCCAACACCGATGGGTAAGATCGTAGAAGGTCTTCTCTCCGGTGGTGTTAGTCTGTGTGTCTCAACTCGTGGAATGGGCAGTCTTGAGTCACGTGGTGGCACTATGTACGTCAAAGACGATTTTACTCTTAGCACAGTTGATATTGTGCAAGATCCATCAGCACCGAATGCTTTCGTTAATGGAATTATGGAAGGTGTCGAGTGGGTCTGGAGTAACGGTGTTCTTACGCCTCAAGAAGTATGTGAAGATAAAGAAGAGACTGAATTCGAAGAATCTCCCCGTATCGTTAAAGGTGCTTATGCTCCTCAGGTACGAGAGTTTAAGAATTTCCTCTCATCACTTAAGCAAAACTTATGATCAAGGAGACAACAATGTCCGAGTATGAAAAGGACCTCCTCGATGAGCAGGAAGTAGATGTATCCGAGGAGGCAACTCCTGATATGTCTTACGACAAGAAAGGTGAAGAGGGCGCTGCAATCGCTGCCAAGAAAAAGGCAGAAGATCAGACGTCCAAGGCACCCGCTCGTAAGGGAGATAACCAAAAGCAAGATGCCCCGAACAAGGCTCAAGAACTGACTAAAGCAGTTCCGCAGAGCAAGACGGGTATTGTAAGTGATATGTACCACCACCTGAATGATATGAGCCGAGATGAACTCGAGGTCGCATACAAGCAGTTGATGGGTATCGAAGAAGAAGTGGTTGAAGAAGAGCGTGAAGTTCCGGAAATCGAAACTGAAGCAGACTTCTCTGAAGACCTCGACGCACTGGTTGCTGAAGAAGCAACTCTGAGTGACGAGTTCAAAGCAAAGACCGCAGTAATCTTTGAGTCAGCACTCAAAACGAAACTGGCAGAAGAAATCGTCAGGATCGAGTCTGCTTACGAAGAGAAACTTGAAGCTGAGCTTATCAGTCAGCGAGAAGAGTTTGTCGAAAAGGTAGACAGCTATCTTAACTATGTGGTTGAGCAGTGGATGGAAGAAAACAAGATCGCAATCCATCAAGGCCTGCGTACTGAAATCGCTGAGAAGTTTATGAGCAGTCTGAAAGACATGTTCGTAGAGTCTTACGTAGAAGTACCCGAGTCTAAGGTTGATCTTGTGGATGATCTGGCTGACCAGGTCGAAGAACTTGAAGAGCAACTCTTTAAGACCACTACTGACGCAATCAAACTTTCCGAGGAAGTAACCCAACTCAAGCGTTCTTCTATCATTCGTGAAGCAACTGCTGATCTGGCTGAGACTCAGGCAGAGAAGTTAGCATCACTGTGTGAAGACCTTGATTATGACGACGAAGACACTTTCGCCTCTAAGGTGGCAACTGTTAAGGAGTCATACTTCTCTCGCACGACTACAACTGAAGACGTCACTGAAGCATCAGACGATCCCGAAGCATATATTGCTGAAGAATCAGTCGCACCCACTATGGAGCGATACCTGTCTGCCATGCGGCGTACTAACCAACAATAATACCCATTTTTAGGAGATAGTAAAATGGAACTCAATTTCGAACATCTGGTCGAGAAGTGGGGTCCCGTTCTGAATGAAGAATCTGCGGGATCTATCGCTGACCGTCACCGTCGCAACGTAACTGCGGCAGTACTGGAAAACCAAGAAAAAGCAATGATGCAAGAGCACAGTCAAATGTCCTTCTTGTCAGAAACTGCTGCCAACAACACTGGCAACGTTGATAACTGGGACCCTGTCCTGATTAGCCTCGTTCGTCGTGCTATGCCTAACCTTATGGCATATGACGTATGTGGTGTTCAACCTATGTCTGGTCCTACTGGCCTGATCTTCGCCATGAAGAGCAAGTACCAGGGCGAGAATGACGGTACTGACACCTTCGGCGATCACAACGGTGTTGCACCTGGCACCGAAGCACTGCACAACGAAGCAGAGACTGCCTACTCAGGCGATAGTGGTACTGCTCACGCTGGCGGTCCTTCTGGCCTCGACGGCGCTGGTGATCCTATCGATACTAACCGTACGGTAAACGACTTCGGCGGCGGCATGTCTACTGAAGACGCTGAAGCACTGGGTCGCCCCGGTGGCGATAAGTTCGGCGAGATGGGATTCACCATCGACAAGGCGACTGTTACTGCTAAGAGTCGTGCGTTGAAGGCAGAGTACACCATCGAACTGGCACAAGACCTGAAGGCAATCCACGGTCTTGACGCAGAAGCAGAACTTGCTAACATCCTGTCTGCTGAGATTCTGGCTGAGATCAACCGCGAGGTTATCCGAACCATCAACTCTCAGGCTAAGACTGGTTGTCAGCAATCTAACACTGCTGTAAACGGCGTATTCGATCTGTCAACTGACGCAGATGGCCGCTGGTCCGTAGAGAAGTTCAAGGGCCTGCTGGTTCAACTCGACCGCGAGTGCAACGCAATCGCTAAAGAGACTCGTCGTGGTAAGGGTAACGTAATCATCTGTTCTTCAGATGTTGCTACTGCTCTGACTGCTTCTGGCATGCTGGACTACTCACCTGCTCTGAGCACTCAGCTCCAGGTAGATGACACTGGTAACACTTTCGCAGGCGTACTGAACGGTCGCATCAAGGTCTACATCGATCCTTATGCAGTCGCTGACTACGTAACTGTTGGTTACAAGGGTACTAACCCCTATGATGCTGGCGTATTCTACTGCCCCTACGTACCTCTGCAGATGGTTCGTGCGGTTGGTGAGAACGACTTCCAGCCTCGCATCGGGTTCAAGACTCGTTACGGCATGGCAAGCAACCCCTTCGTAGGTGATACTCCTGCTGACGGTCTTGCTGCTGCTAAGACCAACCAGTACTACCGTATCTTCCGCGTAGACAACATGCTGGTAACTGCGTAAGCAGATAAAAAGAATCGGGATCCAGAGTACTAATATCACATAATAAAAACCGGAAACGGAACTTACCCGACACCCTTCCCTCCCCTGCTAGCCGGC